GTTTTGTTGTGAGGTTAGTTTGTTTTATATTGTGGTCTTATTTAAGACCATGTTACGCGCAACGCAGGCGCAGGCTAGGTTCATATATCTTCTTTGTGGGAACCAGTGTCACAAACACTCACTTCAGCTGCTTAGCTGCTTCGTCAGCTTCACTCACAAGATTCGATTGCTGCCTCGCTAGCTTCGCTTGCTGAATTGACACTGGTTCCTAACGATCCACAAACTCAGGACAAAAAAATACCCCGCATTTCTGCGGGGCTTGTGAGTGAGGCACTTAATCAGTGCCTCGTGCGATCTTAATTAAGACTATTCGTTATCAGATACTTGCGGAATTTCAATTTCTAAACTTGCCATAATTGCCGCAAGTTTTTCGCTTGCATCTTGCCATTTTTTACCCTTGCAATTTTGAACCGCATTATATGTTGTTTTGAAGTACTTCACGGCTTTATCTTCGGGCGCGGTTTCATCAGTCGCACCTTTTAAGAATGCACGCGCACCTTTTAACAACGCGCTTAGGTTCGGTTCGGTTTCACGTGTTTTGGTTTTAGCGTAATCATTCCAATGTGCTAGTGCATTGAAGCCGTTGTCTTGCGCCTCGCGTACTTTTGCGGCATTGTTAAATACCTGATACATTGAACCATAACCAGCCGTATGGCGCGTAGGAATTGCCAGCTTTTTGTCTGCATGGTCTTTAGGTAAAGCCTCGCGCCATGCTTTGAAGTTTTCCTGAAACTCTTTGAATGTAGGCAAAGCAGAATTGCTAAACAATGCCATAACAATGGCATGCTCATTTTTGCCTGATAACACGCCAGCTTCTCGCGCCATGTTGTAATCATATGTTGCATTATCAATAGCACGCTGAGTTGTGTTGTTTACGAAGTACATAGCTTGTACAGTAGATTTTACAGTAGATTTAGATTTTGTAACCATGATAGATAATACCTTTCTTTTCCAAGTACATATTGGCAAAACAAAACGTTTGGCATCAATATGGTTCACATTATACACGAATCTAACAGAATGTAAAGCCCTTTCGCACCTTCTATCGCCACAAAAGCCCATACCGCGCCACCCACCCGTACCCCACCCCCCAAGCCACCAATGGGTCCCATCCGCCACCTAGTGGCTTACTAATATACTCAAATAATCACAAAAAACTACAATAACGCTAAAAAATGTTAGTAAACACTAACCCCCCACCCCCATGAAGATTTTTAGCCTGCGGTAAAAATGCGATATACAGAAAACCCCCCGTCATTCAAATAGCTACTATGCAAAGCAAAATCAATATGTTATATTCCGTGCAACTTGAGAAACCGAGACTCATGCAGAACCTAAACCACTTATTGAACTTTGATCCAGAGGATCCTCAACCCTATATGCCGGAACTGGAGCGTGTAGATGAGGAAGAGATATTGTTCGCTCGGGATTTAAGCCATCGTGAAGAAGTCCGTGCCCGTGCACGGTCAGTCATAGAGTTGATGCAACATGGTATGCAGGTAGATGAACACCCAAATGCCGACCTCACTGCTGCAGAGATCCTGCAGGAAAAAGAACCACTGGAAAAGCACAAGACAAAACCCGACGTAATACTGCATCTCGAAGCGATGATGACCGAGTTTGATCACGAGGTTGTACAAGATGCTGTACGTATGCGCAGGTTCGTCACGAATAAACTGATGCTGGAAGCCAATAGTGCTCCAAAAGCAAGTGAACGGATCAAGGCGTTGGAACTGCTGGGTAAGATCTCGGACGTTGGATTGTTTGCCGAACGTAGCGTGGTGACTATCGAACATAAAACGACGGAAGAATTGCAAGCCGAGTTTGAGAAAACCATCAACCTGCTACTCAATCCAGACACCAATACATACGAATCCCAAAAGATACTCAAGCCAACAACCGTGCCGGAACCTCCAATTGATGCTTTAAAAGACATCGAAATTGACATCTAATGAAGCTTGAAGATCTAACACCCGAACAATTACAGGTTGTACAGAACAACCTAGCCAAACTCACACCCGAGAAGCAGGCACAGTTCCAGCAAGTGCTGCAGGAGTTGCAGAAGCGCAAGGCAGGCGAGGTGGCACAAGTTCATTTCCTTGATTTCGTTAAGCATATGTGGCCCGGGTTCATTGGAGGGCGCCATCATCGGATCATGGCGGAAAAGTTTGAGGCGGTGGCAAGAGGGGAAATAAAGAGACTGGCGATCAGTCTCCCGCCTCGTCATACAAAGTCGGAGTTTGCATCATATCTGCTGCCGGCATGGTTCCTTGGTAACTACCCACAAAAGCAAATTATGCAAGCATCCCACACTGCTGATCTGGCGATAAACTTCGGTCGTAAAGTGCGTAACTTGGTGGACTCCGATAAATACAAAGCGGTATTTCGCGACGTTGAGTTGCAGACTGACTCGAAGTCAGCTGGACGCTGGGGTACAAACAAGGGTGGTGTGTATAACGCGCTGGGTGTGGGCGGCGGTGCAGCCGGTAAAGGTGCGGACATATTTATCATCGACGACCCGCATAACGAGCAGGATATCATCAACGGAAACACGGAAGTGTTCGACAAGGCATGGGAATGGTATATGTCAGGTCCTCGGCAGCGTCTGCAGCCGGGCGGTGCGGTTATTGTGGTGCATACTCGCTGGTCGAAGAAAGATCTGATTGGGCGGTTACTGGACTACGCAGCTAAAAACCCTGAAGCGGATCAGTGGGAGTATATTGAGTTTCCGGCGATTTTTGATGAGGGTACGGATAAGGAGCGGTCGCTATGGCCTGAGTTCTGGCCCCTGCCTGAATTGAAAAAGATCCGGAATACCATCGCGCCATATTTGTGGAATGCGCAGTACATGCAGAACCCGACGACTGAGGAAGGGGCGCTGATCAAGAAGGAGTGGTGGCAAGACTGGGTACACGAGGACCCGCCTGATTGTGAATATACAATTTTATCATTGGACGCAGCACAGGAAGCGCATAACCGCGCTGACTTTTCGGCAATCACAATGTGGGGGGTGTTTTATAGAGAGGATGAGAATACTGGGATAAAGGTGGCTAACGTCATTTTATTGAATGCATGGAAAGCTCGCATGGAGTTTCCAGAACTTAAAAAAGCAATGCTTGAAGAATACAAAGAATGGGAACCAGATACATTTATTGTTGAGAAAAAATCCGCAGGTGCGGCATTATATCAAGAGTTTAGATCCATGGGGATTCCAGTATCAGAGTTTACCCCAACAAAAGGAAACGACAAAATTGCTAGGGTTAATGCAATATCAGATATGTTTTCGTCAGGGATGGTCTGGGCTCCACTTGGGCATAGATGGGCGGAAGAAGTGATTCAAGAATGTTCAGATTTTCCTCATGGTGAATTTGATGACTACGTTGACTCAGTTAGTCAGGCAATAATGCGAATTAGGCGCGGTGGGTTTATTAGATTACCTTCAGATTATGAAGACGAGGAGCATGATCAGTATCGATATAGAGGTAAACGGTTATATAATATTTAATTGACAATGATGATTAACTAGATATAATACAACTAGGAGATCATTATGAAAAAAATTATTGACCAAATGAATAACCCACTTTTTTTAGAAACATTACCAAAATCACGTGCAGAAGCTAAGCAATTGGGGGTAAAGTATTATATATCAGGGAAAATATGCCCCAAAAAACATAAATCATACAGACATACTGTAAATGGCGCATGCGCACAATGCCAATCGGATAAAACAATACAATATTTAAATGAACATGGGGCTACTGATCGTACACGACGCGACTATAACTGGAATCATAGTGAAAAAGGGAAAAACGCAAAACAAAAATGGCGAGAAAAAGATCCTAAATGGGCTTGGGTAGTATCAACAGTTGGTGGAGCTAGACAACGGGCGAAACAAAAAGGGATTCAATTTAATATTGATAATGAATATATACAAGAAATGCTGCCAGAAGTTTGTCCTGTATTAGGTATAAAATTGAAATATGATAATAAACGAGGATATCGTCCGGATAGCCCAAGTATCGATAGAATAGTTCCAGAACTTGGATATGTAAAAGGTAATGTTGCAATAATTTCATTTAGGGCAAATATGATTAAATCTGATGCAGGCGTTGAAGAATTACAAAAAGTTTTAAAATGGATGCAAACACAAACAGGTAACTCACTATGATTACTGTCAAAGACGAAGCGCTAACCAAGGACATACTGGATGCGGCATATCATTATATCGACTCAGCGAACTGGAGCTATGGATGGCCTAGTGATACGGATATTCCGTTCGGGCATTGGAACGTGGACTTCACACGTACACCTAAAAACAACCCAACGGACGTATCGGCGGCTCTTCCAGCTAAAATCGCACCTGTGTGGGAAGCTGTCAACAGAGCGTTCTTCAATGGAAAAGCCAGTCTTGTCAGATGCTATGCGAATCGACACACCTACGGTACAGAAGGCTATACCCACAAGGATACGGAGCGGAAAGAAGATCAGACTTGTGTTGTCTACATGGACAAGGAATGGGACGCCAACTGGGGCGGTGAGACGGTATTCTACGACGAGAACAGAACTGAGATCGTCAAAGCGGTGATCCCCAAGTACGGCAGGACAGCTGTGTTTGCCGGCTATATCCCACATTGCGCTAAAGGTGTGACAAGGATCTGTCCAAAAGTCAGGACGACTTTAATGTTTAAGGTTACAATAGACCCAAAAGCGGTATATGAGTCCGAGGAACTCCTGACTAAATTTTTGGCAGAAGTAGGCGCGACGCGGATACCGCATAAAAAAGGCTCATTGGCTGATCATCTGATCAGGACGTACCATATTATGAAAAGTGTTGGCGCCGGCGATATTTTGGCTTTGGCTGGTGGGCTACATTCCATATATGGCACTAACGCATTTAAAAAAGCAGTGCTGCCAAAAGAGTCTACTAAAGTCCGAGAATGGTTTGGTCCGGAAGTTGACCGGTTGGTTAGGCTTTTTTCTTCATGTGACCGTCCAAACTGTCTGGAAAATCCGGATGGTAGCCTCGATGACTTGGATTTGTTTTTGTTACGCAGTATAGAATGCGCAAATTTATATGATCAGCAGGAACTGACAGCGGATAAGTACCCAAATCTGTACGAGTACGCAATGCAGTTTAGAAAATTTAAAGGATAAACCATGGCAGGAAATGTAGATAAGGGCTTATACCAAGCTCCACAAGGAATTGAGGAACTGTTACCACAAGGCGAACCTGATCTGGAGATTGAAATTGTTGATCCAGAGAGCGTCGACATTAATTTGGATGGTCTTGAGATTGAAATCGAGCCAGAAGAAGAGGGTGATCCTGAATTTGACAAAAACTTAGCGGAAGATATCCCTGATGGAGTGCTTGAACAGATTTCAGGCGACTTGTTGGATGATTTTCAATCGGATATCGACTCTCGGAAAGACTGGTTGCAGACCTATGTGGACGGTATTGACCTGTTAGGCTTGAAAGTCGAGGAAAGAACTGAGCCATGGGAAGGCGCATGTAGCGTTTATCACCCAATTTTGGCTGAAGCACTGGTTAAATTCCAGTCTGAAACCATGATGGAGACTTTTCCTGCCGCTGGACCTGTAAAAACCCAGATAATCGGTAAACAAACGCCGGAAAAGGAGCAAGCTGCGTTCCGCGTTAAAGAGGATATGAACTATCAACTGACCGAAGCAATGCCAGAGTATAGACCAGAGCACGAACGCATGCTGTGGGGCCTAGGATTAGCTGGAAACGCCTTTAAAAAAGTCTATTATGATCCATCATTGAAACGTCAGGTATCAATTTACATCGCAGCTGAAGATATTGTAGTGCCATATGGCGCATCAAGCTTACAAACAGCACCACGCGTTACCCATGTGATGCGTAAAACCAAGAATGAGCTCAAAAAACTGCAAGTTGCAGGGTTTTATCGCGACATCGATTTAGGTGAACCAAGCAATACCCTTGAAGAAATCGAGAAAACTATCGCTGAAAAAATGGGATTTAACGCCACAATGGACGATAGATTCAAGGTTTTGGAGATGCATGTCGAGCTTGATCTTTCTGAGTATGGCTATGATGACTCCTATACTGACGGTGACGGTATCGCAGTGCCTTATGTAGTGACAATCGAGCGTACTACAGGTGAGATTTTAGCCGTTCGACGTAACTGGCATCCAGATGATGAGACAAAACAGAAACGTGAGCATTTCGTGCATTACGGTTACATACCGGGTTTTGGCTTTTACTGTCTGGGTCTAGTCCATTTGATCGGCGCTACCGCTAAATCTGGTACGATGTTGATGCGACAATTGGTTGATGCAGGTACATTATCTAACTTACCGGGCGGTTTTAAAACTCGAGGCTTACGAGTCAAAGGTGACGATACACCGATCGCGCCGGCAGAGTTCCGTGATGTAGACGTACCAAGTGGCTCAATCAAAGACAACATCATGACCCTGCCATATAAAGAGCCATCACAGGTTCTGCAGGCATTGATGAACCAAATCATTCAGGAAGGCAAAGCGTTTGCAAACGCTGCAGATATGCAAGTATCTGATATGTCAGCCAATTCACCAGTTGGAACTACCTTGGCGATTCTTGAACGCACACTGAAAATCATGTCAGCTGTGCAGGCGCGTATCCACTACGCAATGAAACAAGAGTTCAAGCTGATCAAGAACATTATTCGTGATTATACTGATGATGAGTACAACTACGAGCCTGATGATGGTCGCCCACAAGCTAAACGCCAAGACTATGATATGGTGGAAGTTATCCCTGTATCTGATCCAAATGCAGCAACGATGGCACAAAAAGTTGTGCAATATCAAGCAGTTATGCAAATGGCACAGGCAAGCCCACAGATCTATGACATGGTTGAGTTGAATCGCCAGATGCTTGAAGTATTGGGTGTTAAAAACATTGGTAAGCTTGTCCCATCAGCTGAAGATCAAAAACCAAAAGATCCGATCACTGAGAACATGGCAATTATCAACGGTAAGCCAGTCAAAGCATTCCTGTATCAGGATCATCAGGCACATATCGAAGTACACATGGCTGCTATGCAGGATCCAATGATCCAGAAGATGGTCGGACAAAATCCAAAAGCGCAGGCAATTATGGCGGCAGCACAGGCACATATCGCTGAACACGTGGCATTTGAGTATCGTAAACAAATCGAGCAGCAGTTGGGCGTACCATTACCGACACCTGAAGAAACATTACCGGAAGATATTGAAGTTGATGTATCACGACTGGTAACACAAGCAGCATCACAGGTATTGGCAGCTAACCAACAAAAAGCGGCGCAAGAACAGGCATTGCAACAGGCTCAAGATCCACTCATCCAGATGCAACAGGCAGAACTACAGCTTAAAGCTCAGGATGTTCAGATCAAAGCCCAGAAATTGCAGACAGATGCACAGCTTGAACAGGAACGTCTGGCAGTTGAGCGTGAGCGTATCGCTTCTCAGGAACGTATTGCCGGTGCACAACTGGGTGCTAAAGCAGCAATGGATAAAGAAAAACTGGATGCCCAGCAGTTGGCAGAAGGTGCTCGTATCGGTGTTCAGGCAGTACAGCAGGAAAAACAACGTGATATTGAGCGTGAGCGTATTGCTTCACAGGAACGTGCCCAACAATTAAATGCGCGAGTTCAGGCCCGGGCGCAGGCACGTAATAATGCTAAACAACGCGCTGGACAGGCGCAGACTGGAGAGAATGAATAATGGACGAAACGCTGGAACTATTGATGGAACAAATAGAACAACGGCGCATGCAGATTGTAGAGTCCTTGGGTGATGGTGGCCCAAGGGATTTCGCTGAGTATCGTTACACTGTTGGTATGGTTCGAGGTCTACTTACCGCACAGTCTTTAATCGCGGAATTAATAAAGCGAGTTAATGAAGATGAGTAGTAAAACATGCACAAAATGTTTACAAGACAAACTACTTTCTGAATATTTTATTGATAAACGATTAAAAACAGGAAGAGTTGCAGAATGTAAACAATGCTATAAAGCTAGGATAACTGTAACCAGAACTTCAGAATATAAAAAACAAGTTCAGGCTAGATGGAAAGCGTCAGATAAAGGACGGCAATACCAAGAAAAAACTAGACAGCAAAGTAAAATACAACAGGAAAAAGTTAGATATGAGCGGATCGCACGGTTACAACAAGTAACTGAAACAACTACTTTGGCTTGGCGTAAAGCGCACGCAAAACGAAACCTAGCTAAATTACAAGCAACACCTA